AAATCACTCTGAATCCCTTGAGATGCACTATCTGCTTCTACGTCTGTAATAAGTTTCATTTTTATCTACCTTAAACCTGCATCTACTTGAGTTGCCATAAGTGCGGCAACACCACGCAATCCTTCACCGACATTTAAATGGATAATAACTCCACTAGCTGCTGGAATAACCAATGTACCCAAATTAGCATCGTCATCCGCATTACGGAGAGTTACTGTTTTGTTTGTGGTAGCATCGGTGTTTGCGACCCAAACAGCAGTTGATGTTGTAAATTGCGTTGTATTGGATAATGCCGCAGCAGTTCCTTTAATTTTCATTCTGGCCTCGTTATACTATTGTAAGCATTTCTTTATCGAAATACTTTAATATATCTTTTTCTTTAACCCCATTTTTCTTTGCGACCTTTGCAACTGTTTTATCAAAGGTACTCAAAAAATCCTGTGGATTTGATTCTAATACAGCAAAGACCTCATCTACAGCAGTTCTCATTTTAGGTGAGAGTTTTTTGTATTGTGCTGATTTTCGATGCTCATCCTTTTCTATAACTTGATGAAATTCGCTAAACTTCTTCACCTTCAGTATCAACCTCTTGTGGAACGTGTTGCTTTACAAGAGAGTTTGCAACTTGCACTCTCTTTAAATCTATTGCACTTCCCACCTTTTGGGAAATAGCAGACTTGAATGCACTTTCAGCTTCAATCTTATTATCATCAATCAAAGCACCTATCATATTGGGTATAGTCATAATTTATCTCTTTTTGCTGTCTATTTGTACTTGCTCCTCTTCAGTTTCACCCTCATCTTCTGGTGGTTCCTGCCCAGGTGGCGGTTGACCTTGTGGTTCATCTTCATCATCCCCACCACCATCATCATTTGGATCAATATCTGCTGGCTCGGGTTCTGAATCTATAGATTTCTGCATATCGTTGATTTCATCATCAGACATACGGAAAACGTGTTTCTGAACATATTCTTTGGAGAACCATTCTCCAATATAAGGTTCTATTGTATTTAGTATTTCTAATCGGTCACGCAACATATCCATGTCTCGCTGCTCTGCATAATGACCATCTTTTAAATAATTGTAGGTAATATTATCTCTAATATTAGGCCAATCTTCTTCTGCAATAACACCTTTGAGTATCAACTGTGTTTTAAGAATATCATTAAACAGAAGATTAAACTTAACTCTAAGCTTTTGGATGAACTTAGTAAACTTGACTTCATCCCTTGTAATCTCAGCACCCCTACCCATATTGAAGGTAGATTCAGATTCTAATCTTGAAACAGGGATATTAAGTGATCTGTAAAGTTTTCTTTGAAAATATACAATATCTTCGATCTCTCCAAGGTTCTGACCGCCAGGGAGTGTGGTAATTTCTGTTCCCCTGCCACCTTCTCTACGAGGCAACCAAAAATCCTCTAACATACTCATCTGGTTTCTCTCATCACGAATCTCACCTGTGGCTGCATTATACACCAACTTGTTTCGGTAACGATTCATTACATCTTTGAGATACTGCTCTGCTTTAACTTTTGGAAGGTTACCAACATCAATGTAGAAAATTCTTCGTTCTGGAGCTCTTGAGATACGATAGATGACTACCGAATCTTCAATCATTCTGAGTTGGTTTACTGGTTTGATTGCTTTATGAAGGTAGGACAAGACCATAGATCTACTTGGGTCATGTAATCCCGATGGACAAAAAGCAATAGAATCAGCAGTAATTTTGAATCCTCCGCCTGAGGATACTTGATGCATTCCTTTTTCGCTGTATTGATAATAATCTTCTATGACATTTACAGTAGGTGTGCCTTTTTTTGATACATCTTTTTCTACTTTTTTTATTCTCTTTATTTTTAATCCATCAATATATCTTAATTCTCTTATTCCTTTTTTTGGATCTGATTCGTCTATAACTTTATGAAAATGTAATCTTCCGTCAATATACCATCTTCTAAAAATATCGTGTGCTTTATTATTAAAATCTAACAGGCGGAGAAGCTGTGAAAACTCATGCCGTATTCTTGTTTTAATCTTGGAAGTGTATGGAAGTTTGTCTGTATTGATACTTACTGTATCTCGACCAAACTCCATGTTGATTGCTTCATTTACAATATCTTCGATTGCAAAATCACATTCTGGATGCTCTGCGGCACTTCGATATCTACGAATAAGATCATATTCGTTCTTTGCCGATGCATCTAAATCTAGGTATTCGCTGTAGAACCCAGCGGTTGTTGTTGCTCCGTCTTCAGGTTCAGGGAGAATAAAACTTGGTTGTTCTCCCTGTTCCTTAGACGCTCTTGTTATTTGAAATCCAAATAAATTCGCCATAATACTCCGTAATCAATATTAAATATTTATACGGATTATTAACTGGTAGTATCTGATTCAAAAAATTGGTAGCGATATGTTACCTCAAATTCCTCTACTGCATCGTTTCCATCGTAAGCTAATTCGATAGGAGCGACTGTCAAAGGGAAAATTCCTCTGAAAGTATAGGATTTGATTACCTGTCCAGCACGATCAAGCTGATCTACAAAACAATCAACTTGATAATCGGATGGATTTTCCAGACCACTATTATCTGAAAGAGCATTAATTCCATTCATCCAACGCTCCATTGCGTTACGGACTAAGAAATCAGTGTCGTTCAAAATTGTAGTTGTCCATGTCTCAAAAGTTCTATCCCCTGCAACATACAGAAGGCGACCTCTGAATGGAACTCCAACCTCTCCCAAAGTCATGCCTGGAAGATTTGTTGCTTTACAAAGGAAAGACATATTTCTTGTCTCTCCACCAACCGAAGCGAAGCCAGGGAATGGCATGGTTACTTGGAATTGATTTCCTCTAGCACCACCACCCTTCATTACTGCTTTGAAGTCATTTATGTTTGCCATTTATCCTCCTATGCCCCAACTACTTCACTGAAGTCAACACCAGTTTTCGTGGCGATGAAATTCAGAGAAATAAAGTTAATAGACCGAGCAGGTTTGACAAAAATGTCAGCGACAAACTCGTTACGATCAACAACCGAGCCTGGGTTGTTGGTTGTGTCACAAACTACCAAGAAGTCAGTAATACCTCTTCGTCCTTGTACATCACGCAAGAAAGGTTCAACCATATTCCTAAACCCTGCCCGTGTGAACTCATCATTGAACTCAAACAGTTGAAATTTAGAAGCAGTCGAAATTGCTTTCTCAATCACGATGAACAACCTCCGTACATTGATTCTATCAAATGCACTTGGTTTGGACTGAGCAGTTTTGTCTCCATACAGAACTGTACCTTGCCCTGGAAATGCACAAACTGGATTAATTCTTGCACGATACAGAATGTCTCTATTTGCTTTCTGAGGATTGTAAGCGAGTTTAACTGCACCCCTTACTTGTCCACGATTGAATCCGCCTGGACTAAACCAAGCATCTGCAACGAGATCTGTTCTTGCACAAAGACCAGCCATATCTCCGTTCAACGGAACCCAGCGGTATGTATCGTTGTACTTGTCGTACATATACTTGTACCCACTGTCAAGGAATCCGTATGAACTTGATGGCATATTATCCATGAATGCTTTGACATTTGCAGTCTGAGTTACTTCACTTGTAACTCCAACAACATCAGATGATGCTGGTGAAACAAATGCGACTGTATCTTTTCGGTCAGTTGCCATATCAATTGCATTGATAGCATCTGTACCTCCAGCAGCGTCAATTTCTTTACCATTCATCAGAAGATTAAGATCTACTGTCTCTGTATCTTTCATAAGATCAAATCCAGCTTTCTTTTCTCCACTTGTCATTGCATAGTCATCAACTCCACCCTGAAGAGTGGCTGATGAAATAACTTGAGCTGATGCAGTAAACAGAACTGCAGCTTGAGTTGCAATGTCATTACCCCATCCAGTTCCAGCACCACCCGATGGGTGATCCATGTTGTAGATGTACTGAGATGATGCATAAAGAACATCACGATAGTAGTTTGTACTTCCGTCTGTTTTCTTAGCATCAGATAATTTAGATACTCCCTCAAACTTTTCTAGTACTGTGCCTGGAGTTCCT